AAAACTGAAATCTTTGAAATCTGTTTCACACATTTCAGTTGGCGATCGGACGCTAAAGCCCCAGCGCTGGCGAGGTCTGGCGAGGTGTTTTGTACCTCCGGAAAAACTGAAATCATTTTCAACACGAAAACCGCAGGCGGGTGCGGTGTAGCGCCGTTTTCGTCACTTCCGTCGTTATTTCGTCGCGCTCAGGATTCGCTGGCGCAGACGTACGCCGCTGCGCTGAATAAAGGAGTGTCTTTGTCTGGATGTAATGGCGCGCTGCGCTGTGGGCGTTCTGTGGCGTTTGAGAGGGGGACAAAAAACCCGCTACGGTGAGCGGGTGGGATGGGGATTACTTGCCGATTACGGGGGAGTATTTACCGTTCAGGGTGTCAGCCTTCGTGCCGGTGCTGCGAATGTCGCCGGCGTTCGTCGGCGTGCCGGTATTGCTGTGCGTGTGGCTGGCTGTCAGTTCTGCCAGCTGCTTGACCACATCAAGCGTATCCAGCATCAGCTGCGCCACGTTAATGCTGCCGGAACCTATCCATACCACTGGCGCGATAATCTGCTGCTGTACGGCCGCAACGCTTTTCCGAATCTGGCCAATCTGCTCCGTCAGGTTCATGCCGATCGTAACGGTGGCGTTTTCGACTACGGCCAGTTCATCATTACCGCCGACCGTGGCCAGCCGGCTACCCTGAATCGCCTGGCTAAATTTACCGGTGCTGACCTGCTGAATGGCTCCGGCCATCAACGTAGACGTACCGATAACGCTGGTCTTATCCGTGGCTTTAATGGTCGTTTCCCGACTCACCAGCTCCCGGTTTTCCGTATCTGCCTTAACCGTTCTGGCCATCGATGTTTCGCTGATTGTCTGGTCAGTCTGCCGTACCCAGTCGCCGGCCTGCGTCACGCGCTGGGAGACTTCCGCCCGCTGCTGCTGGAGCTGCTCGCCGGGTTTGATATCCGGCAGGCTGGTACCATCCGGTACAGTCTGGCGGATAAATGGTTTATCCGGCCGGCCGTCAGTAAAGGCAACTTCTACCAGCGTACCTTCAGGCGAGAACTGGTACATGCCGGAATCATTACCGGCCATCGGTACCGGTAGTGGAACAGCAGAATAAACGGGCGTTTGCGCGTCGGGTATTCCGTCTGCATCAAGCAGCTGCACGTCCACGGCGTAGCGCGGACGGAACGGATCCGAAAAGTTGCCGCTCTTTACTGCTTCTGTCGGCGCGATGACCCTGGCGAACTTCGGCAGGTGTAGCCCAGACGCCAGCTCAGGGTAATGACTTTCAACCTGTCGCTGTACCGGTGATTTTTGCAATGGCTTGCCGGTGGCGCGGTTACGCGGTGTCCAGGTAACGGCCATCGTATCGTTAGTCAGATGTACCTTTGTGACGCGCTCGCCGTTCATTTCAACCCCCGGCCGCAGGCTCTGAACAACGGGTAACGTCATGGTGTTACCGCCAGCAGCCCCCTGGCTGAACCCGGCCGGGATATCCACCGGCTTACCGGCAAAGAGTGACTTTTCCGCCCCTCCCACATACAGCCCGCCATTCGGTAGCTGGTACCAGATGTAATCCGTTATGCCAAAGGCTTTACCCAGATTATTCAGCAACTGATACCCGCTGCCGCTGTGGGTAAAGTGGGGGATCGGTTTATCGGTGTAGTCAGCATCAGGAACCATCACCGTAATGCCGCTGTTCTCTTCCAGCCAGCCCGCTACACTGCGCAGCGTGGGGTGCTGAAGTGAGCATGGCCACAGGCGTTCAGACACGCCGACCAGCTCACGAACAAAAGCCTCTGAAAACCGTTATCAGCCGGCTGCGATCGTTCAACATACCCGGTAAACCACCGCAAAAGCAGGTCTGTATAGCCCACATTAAGGCGCACCAGCTTGCCGGTATAATCCTGGTCAGTTTTGGCCGTAATAAATCCCCGGCCGCAGCTGTTAAGCTCAAGCACCAGGCTGGCATCAGCGAGATGTACCTCATCGGTTGACAGGTACAGACGTTTTATCGGTTTCATCCTTACCCCAGCGCATCGTTGACGGGCTTCAGGACTTTTCGCTCAAACCACGTCATTTTCTCGTCATCTTCGTCAGCAGACTGGCCAGCGCTTCCTCCCGCGCCTCCCTGCTTTTTCGCCGTCGTTTTACTGCTCGCCCTTGCCTCTTTCTTCTCCTGGACGCTGATATGCTCGGTCAGCGTAAATGTCACAAGCCAGGATATTTTCCCGTCCTGCTGCGGGGCATCCAGCGTGCCGGTAAAGGTGGCTTCACGAAAATTAACCGCCCGCGCCTGCTCATGCGCCACGCGGTATTTCTGGCGCTTTCCGCTGGCATCGGTGGCGCTGGCCAGCTCAAAGATGCGGCGCAAAATAGCCTTATCTTTAAAGGGAACTTCACCGGATACACGCAGCTCCTTTCCCTTCGCCCCCTGTTCGGATTTGGTCGTAGCGCTGGTCTGGCCGGACTGGTCTTTATCCTGAAACTGCTGCGTTATGGTTACGCGCATGTTTTTCAGCTGGATCGCTTCTCCGTTAAGCGCCAGCGTCGGGTTCGAGGTCATGTATCATTCCTTTTATGCCGTCGAGATTATCGCCGGTCAGCATCATCGCCGCAGAGTAAACCGCCGATTGCAGCGGGATGCCCTTGACCAGCTCCAGCAACGTGGTAGCCAAATCACCACTGCCAGTAAATACCCATGCTTTGGCGCTTTTACCCTGCAATTCCTCCAGACTGCCGGCGATTTCGCCCAGCAGGTTATTGCGCAGCCGGCTAAAGTCGTCCAGCTGCTGTTTCAGCGCGCCGATATCTAAAGCTGCGGCGGCTTCTTCCTGGGCTTTTTGTACTGCCGCTGCTGCCAGTGCCGCTCTGCTGGTCGGAATTGACAGCGGAAGTGCATCAGCCAGACCAGCGGTATACTTCGCGGGGATCTGCATCTTCTCTATGGCCAGTTCTGCGGTGGATTGCGCCAGTCGCTTTACCTGAGTGAAAGCCGGCGACGGAAAAACGTCTACCAGTTGATTAAGGCTGTTCATAAAGCTGTCATGCGTCTGGCCAGCGAGCATCATAATCACCACTGCCGCATTACCGCCTGTTTCGGCCAGATATGAAATCGCATTAACGGGACTGAGATATGCCCCGTTCTCTGTCTGCTGCCCCAGACCATAAACCCAGGGATGCGCGGGAATGACGGAGCAGCTCACCGACGCAATGGTATCAGTAAATGCGATCTTTGCCTCACGCCACATTATTCTGGTGCCTCCGGAAAACTGACGGGCAATGCGGAAATGTCAGCGGCCTCCAGCTCGTCAATATAATCAAGCCAGGCGTTTAACTCATTTAACTGTGTTTCGGTCAGCGTTCTCCCCACCATCAATTTTGTCTGGGGAACAACAATCTTCTCCCTTGCCTTACTCAGTAAGCGATCGCGCTCGTCTCTGGCCTGTTGCTGTAGTTCTTCCTGTGAATAAGCAAACGGGATGATTTTTTTACCATCAAATACCCAGCGCTTACCCGGTTCGAAAAAATCAGCCGGCACGCTGGCTTTTCTGATTTCCGAAACCGACAAATTTTCCGGTGCCAGCATGGATACATCCCATGATGCGGCAACGATATTGCCTTTTTCATCAAACATGAATTTCAGGCTGGTAGCTGAAAATTTACCCTGCGATTCATACCAGTCGTTGCCGTCCTCATCGGTAAACACCATGATTGAAATGTCATCAAGCTGTTTTGTCGTTGCGTTAAAATTTTTCATTAGCATCATAATCATTTCCTTATGAATAGGCCGCAGTAACCCAGGAACCGCCGTTAATTTGATACTGGAGCGGACGAAGACGGATCCAGTAATTTGAACTTCCCCGGTCAGCAAATGACGTCATCGCACCGCCAGTCATACGCTCACTATTTCCGCGCTCCTGGTATTCTGCCGATGCTCCAAAACGAACGCCGGTAACATAATTCCCCTTTGCCTGATAACCCGCGTCGGACTGGGCTTTGGTGTAATAGCGCGAATCGGAAAGCGTTTTGGTGTAATAACGTGCATCAAAGTTTGCGTAGTTAGCAGGAGTGACTTGCCCCGGATAGGCGTAATTGCCGCTGGTGTCCCACTTATGGTTATATTCCTGCCCCGCGCTGCCCCGGATATGTAAATGCCAGCTCAATACTGTTCCACTAATCAGGGCACCCATTGAAAACACCCATGCATTACTGCTCAGTCGTGCGCGTTGCTTAATAAGTGGGTGATATTCGCTGGTTCCAGCAGAGCTAAAATCCTGATAGTAAGCGGCTGTAGTGTTGTACTGCTGATCTCATGCATACGCCCCGACATATCCCGCTGAAATGCCTTTTGTGGCGTTGACTCCCTCCCCGAAAACTACATTTCCTGTGCTCAGGTTCACCTGTAGAGGACGCAAGCTGTTATAGCTCCCGAGAGGAGCGCCGCTATCTGTCAGCATCAGATACAGATTATTGCCATCATTGCGCCAGAAAGAACCATAGTTGCCGTATGCAATGCGGAAGTTATTAGCGGTTTTTCCGATGATTTCACCGTCGAAGGTACCGTCCGGGTTGAAAATAACCGTTTTCCCGTTTGCCCTTAAACTGATACGGCCATTTACATCAATTTCAATGCCGCTATTTGACTGATAGTTCCACAGCATCAGGGATTCGCTGTTAGCGTTAGCTTTCCCCACATACCATGAGTTAGAACCATCTTTTTTATACGACATGATGTACTGGCGTGTATCGTCCCCTGTGCTCCTCAGCGCAATATTGGGCGCATTCATGGCAATCGCCAGTGAACCAGATAACGTACCGCCGTTAGTACTGAAGAACTCAAGCCAGTCAGTCCAGGGACCATTGCCATTAAAAACACCGGTCAAAGCCCGGACAAAAATACGGCTGCTGTAAGAAATATACATTTGCTGGCAGCCGTACACAGAGGGTGTAACAAAAAGCGTACCCGCTGCATTAACAGGATAATGGTTAGCCGTTGTGGCTGACGCATTTTGCTGTTGAGTATAAATACCGGCATCTGTCGCTTTACCCAGCGTATTCAAATCCACGCTGAGGTTATTTTTTGCAATGATCAGACGATTATTCGCGTTATCGTTAGCAGCCTTGACCGCTTTCGGCGTTGCCGCCAGCGTTTCACTGTCGCTGTTCGTCGCGCTACTGAGTTGCACAAACCCTTTCGCGCCGGTCGTTGCATCCGGATGATTACGTGATTTTTCGTGCGCTTTCAGCGCATCGCTCGCAGCCTGGTCATCAAGCGAACCTTTCGGGCGCAGGTCGGTAATATTCCCGTTAGCGTCAATGCTCGCCAGCGCAAACACGTAATGCTGTACGCCATTCTGTACATAATCCGCAAGA